TGATGATCTTATTGTCCTTAAGAACAACCAAGGAACAGAAGAAACCCGAGTCCGTCATATGGATTATGGGGTTGTGCTTAGTGCTTTCTTCTGGAGACGATTTAAAAACAAAGAAAACATAACATTCTTTGATCCTAACGAAGTACCTGATTTGTATCAAGCGTTCTATTCAAACACTGTCTTGTTTGAAGAACTCTATGTAAAATATGAAAAACAAAAAGGCCTTCGTAAGAAGACTATGGCAGCTGAAGAAGTATTTAAAAGTGGTATATTAAAGGAGAGGACTGATACAGGCAGAATATATCTTGTGTTCATTGACAATGTAATGAAACAAGGACCGTTTGATCCTGAATACCACACTATATATCAGTCAAATTTATGCTGTGAGATCTTATTACCTACGAAATCATTTAAGAGGCTCGATGATCCAGAGGGCAGAATTGCTCTTTGCACCCTTGGGTCCATTAACTGGGGTGCCTTCCGCAATCCTGAGGATATGCGCCGTGCTTGTCGTATACTGCATCGCAGCCTTAATAATATTCTTGACTATCAAGACTTTCTAAGTATTCAGAGTAAGTTGAGTAATGATGAAATTCGTCCACTAGGTATTGGCATTACTAACCTAGCATACTGGCATGCCAAGCGCAGTCTCAAGTATGGAGAGAAAGATGCTCTTACTGAAGTTAAGACATGGATGGAGCACCAAACATATTATCTCACTGAGATGAGCGTTGAGCTTGCCGAAGAGCGCGGCAAGTGTCTAGGCAGCGATCAAACACGATATGGTCAAGGACAGTTTCCTTGGGAACTACGTGCCACCGGTGTTAACGAATTAGCAGACTTTACTCCAGAACTAGACTGGGAAACACTTCGTGCAAAAATGAAAGTTCACGGAGTACGCAATGCCACAAATGGTGCAGTTGCTCCAGTTGAGTCTAGTAGTGTTGTTATTAACTCAACCAACGGTATTGAAATGCCAATGAGTTTAATCAGCGTTAAAGAATCCAAAGCAGGATCGTTTGTGCAGGTAGTTCCAGAGTATCATAGATTAAAGAACAAGTATCAATTGATGTGGGATCAGAAAGACTGCGAGCCTTACCTAAAGACCAGTGCGGTCATTGCTGCCTACATTGATCAAAGTATTTCAACTAACACATTTTACAATCCAGCACACTTTCCGGATCGTAAAGTTCCTACAACTCTAGTGGCCAAGAATTTAATGCAGGCTCACATGTGGGGTATTAAAACATTCTACTACAGTTTAATCAACAAAGCCGGCAGCAAGATGGCTGCTGAAGAAACTCCGCCAATGGGATTAGCACCGATTAATTTTGATGACGAAGAAGACTGCGAGAGTTGCAAATTATGAGTTACAGTTTCATTAGAAATGTCCTACTAGAAGGCAAGCCTGACAAACTTTTCCATTTGTCTTTACCATATAGTCGTACCGACTTATCCCCTGTTAAAAGCAAAGAAACTCTCGACTACCACTACGACACATTGTATAAAGGTTACGTAGACAGATACAACAAGGGTGAGGGAGATGCAGACTTTAATGAAGCCGGCGCTTTTTTGCACAATATTTACTTTGGTCAACTACATGCACCACAGGGTGCCAACAGACCTTACGATGCTAGTTTGGAATTTATTGAGCAGCATTATAAAACCTATGACGCATTTCAAGATCAAGTTGAAACTGTGGCTATGAAAATACAGGGCAGCGGTTGGGTATACTTGGCTCGTGATGGCAAGATCAAAACCATCGTGAATCACGAAGTCAAGAATGATATTGTGCTGTTAATTGATTGGTGGGAACATGCATGGGCTTTAGACTATCAAGCAGACAAAAAGAAATACTTGAAAAACATATGGAAGATAATAAACTGGAGAATAATTAATGGCGTACTCGGACAAAGTAATTGATCATTATGAAAATCCACGCAACGTTGGTTCGTTTGGAAAAGACGAAGACGGTGTAGGCACAGGCATGGTCGGTGCACCTGCCTGTGGCGATGTAATGAAACTACAGATAAAGGTAGACGAAGATGGTATTATTAGAGATGCTCGTTTCAAGACATATGGCTGCGGTTCAGCAATCGCCAGTTCGAGTTTGGTTACAGAGTGGGTTAAGGGTATGCATATTGATGATGCTATTAACCTTAAGAACAGCCAAATCGCCGAAGAACTAGCCCTACCCCCAGTTAAGATACATTGTAGTATTCTAGCAGAAGATGCTATTAAGGCCGCCATAGATGATTACCGTAACAGAAATAGCCGCTAAGAAAATCTCTGCCAACTTAGAAAAACGTGGCAAAGGCATTGGGATTCAGGTCAGTGTAAGAACTACCGGTTGCAGTGGTATGGCGTATGTGTTAGAATATATAGATGTGCCGCCAGTTACTCGTGATTGGTTTAAGTATGAGAGTAATGGTGCAATGGTTTATGTGAATGGTAAAGACTTAGTCTATATGGACAATATGGAAATTGATTATGTCCGCCAGGGCCTTAATGAGGGATTTGAATTTAACAATCCCAACGAACGTGATCGTTGTGGATGTGGTGAAAGTTTTAGGGTATAAAGATAATGTTAGAAACTTGTTGTGATATATTAGTAGACGCTTACAAGCGCAATTGGATTACCAGTAGAGATGGTAACATTTCTATTCGACATCATGATCGTGATCACTTTTATGTAACACCTAGTGGTGTGCGTAAACAGAACATGCAACCAGAGATGTTTAAAAAGATTAAAATCTGGAGAAGCATTAATAGTGGTAATGGTACTAGTGTTTTTAATCACACATGGGCAGTTATTGAACAAACAGACTTGTCATGCAGTTTAGAGCCCACAGGCGAAATGCCCCTACACTTTGGCTTACAAAAAGAAATGGGTCAACACAAGGACGATGTACGTGTAGTAGTTCATGTTCATCCCACGTACTGTATTGCGGCCATGCATGCCGGTATTGACTTAGGAACTATTAGTGATAGTTTTCCAGAACTCAATCGATATACTAAAGTAGCACCCAACGTAGGCGATGTTGCTCCTATCAGTGAAGAATTAGGCGAAGCGTGTCATCGTAACTTGGGGCTTGACCGAGAAGGCAACATTAAGTTTGATATAGTAGGAATCAAAGGACACGGCGTAGTAGCTATTGGCAACACCCCGTGGCGAGCATACGAACACATAGAAAGATTAGAACACATTTGCAAGATAGTACTTGCTTCAGGAAAATATTAAAATGAGTAAAGCACAATATAATTTAACAACAAAGACAGACTATCTAAGTCGTAAGATGTTTCTAGACCCAGCCGGTCCTGTGACTATCCAACGTTTTGAAGAAGTCAAATACAAAAAAATTGCAGACTTTGATACAACTGCCCGAGGTTTCTTTTGGCAACCAGAAGAAGTCAGCTTGACCAAAGACAGTAACGACTTTAAAGAAGCCAGTGATGCTATCAAGCATATTTTCACTAGTAATCTGCTACGCCAAACTGCATTAGATAGTCTACAAGGTCGTGGTCCAACACAGGTATTCACTCCTGTATGTTCATTGCCTGAACTTGAAGCACTTATGTATAATTGGGGCTTTTTTGAAACTAACATTCACAGCAAGAGCTACAGTCACATCATCCGTAATATCTACAACGTGCCTAAGGATGTGTTCAACACAATTCATGACACCGAGGAGATTGTTGGCATGGCAGCAAGTGTAGGCAACTACTATGACAAACTACATGTTATCAACTGTCGTAAAGAACTTGGTCAAGCAGTTACAGAGAAGGAACACATCAAAGCAATTTGGATGGCCCTGCATGCCAGCTATGCGTTAGAGGCTTTCCGCTTTATGGTATCATTTGCTACAAGCTTGGCCATGGTTGAGAATAAGATCTTTATTGGCAACGGCAACATTATTAGTTTGATTCTACAAGACGAGCTGTTACACAAAGGTTGGACTGCTTATATTATCAATCAAGTAATCAAAGACGATCCAAGATTCTTAGAAGCCAAAGCAGAGTGCGAGGCAGAAGTATACGCATTGTACATGGATGTTATTCGCGAAGAAAAAGATTGGGCAACCTATTTGTTTAAGATGGGCCCAGTTATTGGTCTTAACGCAAACATCCTTCGTGACTTTGTAGACTACACAGCAGTAGGTGCCCTTAAAGACATCGGCATCAAATACAATAGCCCTGCTCCAAAGTCTACACCCATCCCCTGGTTCAACAAGCATACTGATACCAGTAAAAAACAGACAGCATTGCAAGAGTCAGAGTCTACTAACTACGTCATTGGTGTAATGAGCGAAAGTCTAGACTATGATGAATTGCCTGCCATTTAACTATGTTCAAAGCACAATTTAAATCTAGAAGCCCTTATGAGTCTTGGACCACGCTAGGTACATTCGGGACTGAAGCATCTGCTATTTCAGCAGCTCTGTCTAAGAAAGCAAAAGGCGCAGTCATGGTTAGAGTCACCGACAAGAACGGTGGCATAGTATATTCGAGTTAAGGAAATAAAATGAGTAATGTAATTATTTGGAGCAAGTATAACTGCCCCTATTGCGATCAAGCAAAAGCACTATTAAAACAACGTGATGTTAAGTTTGAAGAACGCAAGATTGGAGATGGATTTACCAAAGAACAATTGCTTGAAGCTGTACCAGCGGCAAGATCAGTTCCGCAAATTATTATTAATGGTAATGTAATTGGCGGATTTACAGAATTAAGAAAATATATCGACGAAACCGGATTCAACGGTTCCGGATACTAAAAAGGAAACTAAAATGTTAATCAATAAAGGCGTGTCAGAAGGCGAAGTCATCACTCTTAAACTAACCAGCGGCGAAGAAATTGTTGCTAAGTTAGTGGAAGACGGTCCAGTTTATTACAAATTATCAAAGCCGATGGTTATTGGTATGGGACAAAAAGGTCCAGGACTAATGCCATATCTATTTACGGTAAGTCCAAACAAGGACATCAAACTATTAAAGACCACGGTCACTGTAGCTGAAGCAACTGATGAGGTCTTTGCTAAACAGTTCATCGAGTCTACCACAGGCATCGCATTAAGCTAATGGTAAAACCCGCCCAACGTTTTAAAGATGCAAACACTGCGGGAAAGATTGTCATCAAGACTGATGGCAATACAACCGTGTATGCAAATAATCTATTGGTATCCGTTAATACCAGTGACGTTGGGGTATTAGTTCCTTTCTCTGCTACCGATAAAACAGCAAATGGGAGTAGAGCAGTACTTGTTCATAATCAGCCATTTAACTATACCGGCAACAACGATGCAGGTGGTCCGCAGCGTGTAGGCGGTAGTGCCAACGTATTTGTTGGCGACGACATTGATCAAGATATTCCTAGTATTAGACAGGTAGTTGAAGCAGATGAAGAAGATACATACACACCCGGCGAAGGAAAGAAACGATTTGAGGCATTAAAGAAAAATGGAGTTATCAGTAAAAGAGAACAAGCAGTGGCTGACCCACCCGCTACTAAAAATGTCAACAAGACACCTAGTAAATTTACAGGTACTCCAACAACAGCCTGCGGCGGTGTTGAACTTATTGTACAACCTCCCGCTTTGCCACCACTCTCTGGTGCAGCATTAGAAGCAGTTGTATTAAGTACAAATTATACAGTAGGCAAGTTAACACGCAAGCCACACGTATCTTTTGACAATCCATTAAGCGCGGCAGTATCAGTATTGTCACTAGGTGAAACAGTTTGTAATCTAAAACTCCTAGCCATCAACTGTCTAGAACCTATTCGTGCTAAGTATCCAAATTCCTTTATTACCAATACATGGCGCCCGCCGTCTGGCAATCCTCGAAGCCAACATCCACTGGGTCAGGCAGCAGATCTACAGTTCCGCGGTGTTCAGAAGTCCGACTACTACGACATAGCCTTATGGATCAAAGACAATATTATCTATGATCAATTATTGCTTGAGTACAAAACCACAGGCACTAGACTGCCCTGGATACACGTTAGCTTCAGCAAAGCCGGTAACAGAAAACAAGTGTTAACTCTGTTAAACAATGCTACTTACTCACAGGGGCTGCAAGACCTTGCAGCCAAATAAAATGAAAAAGTTTTTATGGACGACACTAGGCTTTATAAGCCTTGGCATGGCGTATCTCGGAGTCATTACCCCCGGACTGCCTTACAGTATTTTCGTAGTCTTTGCGGCATATTGTTTCAGCAAGGGCAGTGAACGTATGCACCGCTGGATATATAATCATAAGCTGTTTGGACCGTTCTTGACCAATTGGGGCGAGAAGCGAGTATTTCCAACTAAGATGAAGTTCTTCATGCTGGCCATGATGACGACTAGTTTATTGATAATGTTTTTTACAGGAGTAAAAACAATTGGTATTATTAGTACTGCAATTTTTATGGCCGTTGTTGCCATTTGGGCTTGGCGTTTTCCTGGGAGCCTTGAAGAACATCAAAGACGAAAAGATAACAATGAGAGGATTGGATGGCTAAAATAACATTACGAGAACTGTGCGAAGTTGCATTTGCACACGAAGAAGGCGACCCAATAGATTGGGGAGTTTTTACCAATGGTAAAGAACAAGCCATGGGCATGATTGGTTCTAGCATACTTGATCAATTCGACAAAGACGTCATCACAGAAGATGACAAGCTAATACTATTAGCTACAATTACTAAATTGGTTACAGAGAACATGATTTTAAATACAAAACTCTTGACAACTCAGCAAAAAGATAGTTAAATACACTATGAACAACGGAGATACAACTATGTCACGTAAAAAACCAACACCAATGGAAAGTGCTGCAAAACGAGCAACTAGAAAAAAACGTTAATTTAAGGGGAAATTAAAAATGGCATACAGAGCAAAAAACGGTAGTATAAAAGCAGCAGTTCGCCGCCAACTACGGAAGCGTAAGTAATCATGGCTAAATTCAAAGCCCATCACAAGCGTTCAGTTGCTGCCACAGCAAGACGCAGTTTAAAGAAGAGGAAATAAAATGCCTAGTCCACGTCGGGTTAGTCAGATCCTTAAAGGCAAAAAGCCGCCGAAGCCAAAGACAGTAAATGCAATGGCTAAACGTGCGGTCAAACGCAAGAAGTAATTTAAAATTACACACACAGACTAAACATTAATTTTTTAAAAAGGTAATAGTAATAATGGTAACAGGTAAAGTAAAATGGTTTAATGATGCCAAAGGTTTTGGATTCATTACTCCTGATAACGGTGGCGCAGATTTATTTGCACACTTCACACAGATTCAATCACAGGGTTTCAAAAGCTTGCAAGAAGGTCAATCGGTAACGTTTGAAGTCACGCAAGGCATTAAAGGCGCCCAGGCCAGTAATATTCAAGCTGCCTAACGTGTAAGGATACAAAAGTGAAAGCGTATGAATTTATTGTAACAGTATTACTGATTACATTTCTAGTAATACATTTCATTTTTTAAAGAATTGTTGTAATCCCTTCAAAGTGAAGGCATTCTGGACGCGGGTTCGACTCCCGCCTCGTCCACCTAAGCATACTCCGAACCGAGTATTCTGGTAGCAAGGCTTTAGTGCCGAGTGTGCTTAGTTGGGCGAGCCATGGTTTCGACAGGGTGAGATAATAGAGACGGCAACACAGTAGGCGATGACTGTAAATCAAGCAAAACTCGTAAATGCAAACGCAGATACATTTGACTTCAGTGCAATGAGCTTCACTGGTAACACCGTTCGCGGTGCTGCTAATGAAAGCAGATTTGCCCTAGCTGCCTAAAAAACAGCGGTCCGGGGTAGGACATACCTTGTAACCTAAACCACCAAAAGCGGCTATTCGTAGCCGCTTTTTCTTGACATGCATAGCAGAAATACTATATACTAAACATTGACATACAAGTCATTTACTTTTAAAAGGAAATATCAATGAAGAAGTTTATCGTAGTGGCCGCTTTGAGCGCCGCAAGTACTGCCTTTGCTGGCGGGTTTGGTGCTGTTGAGTATAGCAGCCGTGATGGGGTAGATAGTACCGCAGATGCTCGCGCAACTAAAGTTACCATGGGCACAGACATTAACCAAATGTTCAAAGCTGATTTCAGCTTGCGTCAAAAGACTGACAACAGTAACAATCTCAGCGACACACGTTTAGAAGCCGGTCTAACAGCTACACAGCCAGTCGGTGCAACTGGTCTCAGCGTATACGGTCGTGCAGGTGTTGGTGAGAAGTTCAAGACTGCAACTAACTACAGCTACTACAGTGTAGAGCCAGGCATCAAGTATGCTGTAACTCCAT